CTTTTAAGATTTCGTATTCGGTACTATCCCCTTGAATCATGGGTAGTGTTTATAGATTTTTTATATTGAAAGCAAGACTAAAAAACGCCTTGGAATTTGTTGCCTTTAATAGCAGCACCAGCACCCCTACAATAACCACCTGCTTTCATTCCTTTAGTAGATTCAACTGCACGAATTTCTTTTAAATTTTGTCTATCTTCGTCATCCGCTGCTTTTCTTGCTTCCATTGCAGTTGCATAAGCTTTATTGTAAAGAGTGCCTTCCTCTACTCTTTCATACTTATCTGATTCACTGTTTGGAAAAGCTTTTATTGGTGTTTTCTTTTTTGGCATTAAAATACTCTTTTAAATTTTGTACCTTTGATTGCTGCACCACCACCTCTAACCATTGTTCCGTGCTTAGCACCTGTATATTTTAATTTACCTTTTTCGTCATATTCAGAAATTGGATTTTGAATATCAATCAAATATTTTCTTTTTTCATCGCGATCACCTGGCATAGGTTTTTTATTTTTAAATTTTTTAGCCTTATCAATTGTATCCTGAAATTTTTTAGGTGTATCTTGTTGCTCAGTACGTGGCGTTTTTTGTTCAGCAGGTGATTTAGGTTCTTTATCTGCTAACAAACCTTTATTAGCTTTTTTAACTGGAACACAATTAGGCACTTTTCTTACGCCTTTAGATTTCATACCAACCATTTGATAACCACTCCAACAAGGACCTTTAGATTTTTTCATTTTGTACTCGCAATCTTATTTTTGTTTATACCTTCTTTTATCACATAATCTTGAGTGCCGTTAGCCCCCGTCTCAACTTCTTTTTTTAAATTTCTAAATAATATTTTTTCTTTTTCTTTTTTTGCGTTATTTTCTGCAAATTTTTCTAAAAGTTTAGTATCTCTCATTATTTTCTTTTTATTAAATCAGTTGCCTTAAGTCCGTAAACGCTCGCAATGACACCAACAAAAATTGTTTGATACCAAAAAGGTAGGTTTCCAAAATGGAAAAAGAATAGCTCCATTTTTTCCATATGTTCAGGATTATCTGACCAGACTGACCATCCCAGCATTACGATTGGAATTGACAGCAAAAGCAAAATAAATTCGTCTTTCCAGTCCGATTGTCTTGCTTCTAGTAATTTTCCAGAATACTCTAATTCTCCAGAACTCATTTTCTGAGCATGTTTCATAGCAGCATCCGACATAAGCATCTTTGTCTGTTGCTTATTTTTGTAAATGTGTGAGCCTGCAGAAACGGCTAATTTAATTGCCGATAACCACATATTAAAACCAAGTAGCTTTTTGAGGTTTTCTAGTCTTTGTACCTTTAACAGTTACTGTGTCGCCTTGAGCAATGTAGTTTCTTCCTCTGATACTTGTTTGAGATCTAGGATCTAAATGCAAGTTTTGAGAAGACTCTTCTACTTTAACTCCGCCACTAGCGTAACCATCTTTGTTTACTCCAACTGCTTTTGTTATTTTTGAGTTCTTCATAATTTTCTCCTAATTGTTAATATACTAATTTCTCGGCCCTTTCAAGCGATTAACATCCTTCGCTTTCATAGCATCTGAGGTTAATTTTACTTCTGCAGACAATTCTGACTTAGCCATAGCTGTATCCGCTCTTAAATTAGCTAAATCTTCGTTCTGTTGTAGTTTTGCTTCGTCTAGTTGCTGACCTTGTAGAAATTTAGTTTTATCTAAATTAATTCTAGCTTCATCTTCTTTTTGTTTTCTTTCAGCATCCATTGCTTTAAGATCAACTTCTCTTTCTTTAAGTTTTAATAATGGATCATGATCAAATTGATCTGTGATAGCTTTTTCTTCCTTCATAAAGTCTTCAGTCATCTCAGCAATTAGAATAGCTTTTCTTGCTTCAATCTTTTGTGAGATTTGTTGCATCTGTTGTTGAGCTTGAGGATTCTGAACAGCCGCTTGTTGCATTTGTGGTAACATTTGCATTTCTTGTGGGAACTCTAGTTGTACTTGCTCCTGGGCCATGATTGAAATGTGTTCTAAAATGTTTTTCTCTAACGCTGCAGTTATACTTGGATTATTTCTAACAAAATTAGAAGCCATAAAACTTAAGTGTGCTGTAACGTGTGCTCTGTGATCTTGACCTGGAAACGCTTGAAAAGGTTTTGCTCCCATTGCATCAATATGTTCTAACGCCGGATCTTTCGGTTGATTTTGTGGTGGCGCAGGTAAGATTGAATCTATATCCTTTACACCAATCGCTGAATACATATTTCTATAAGCCATATACATATTATGCATTTGTGGATTAGATTGAGCTAATTGTAATTGTGTTTGTGCCATTGATATTCTTTGACTCATTGAGAATATGTTAGGATCTGCTACCGGTAGAATATCTACCTTGTCATCAAAATCTGTAACTTTAACATTTCTCGATGCCCCTGGAACATCATAAGGATATTCAGGAGGTAAATAAGTTTTAAAGATATTTGAAAGTAATTTAAATTCATTCTTCAGTGAAGCGTACAACCTTTTATGGATTGCTGACATCACTCTTGAACCTCGTTCTAAAAGAGCTACAGTTGTACCAACAGCTGCTTGTTGGTTCCCATCACCAACTTGCATGTCAGCAATTGATGCGAATCTCTGTCCTGCTTGAACTACAATACCCATCAACTGCAATAAAGTCTGTGAAGGTTCTTTGTAGGGTAAGAATACGAAAGCATCTTTTAGATTACCGCCTGGAGTATCTACATCTTTAAATTCTCCGGGTTGAATCGCTGTAGCGTCATCTTGAACTCTGACACCTCTTTGTTTAAATCCTGCTGGTAAATTTGATAACGTTCCTGCATCTAATAACTGACGAAGCGCTGCAGTTGCAGTTCTGCTTAATCCACCAATCATATGAATTAATCCTAAACCATAAAAACCTAATCCTGGTAAAAATTTAAAATGAACAAAATATTGAATTTTATTTTTCTTAGGGTCTTCAGGTTTAAAGTTTCTTCTAATTGATAAAACTTTTCTACTACTTTCTTCGATTGTTACAATGTAAGGTAGTTTTATTCCAGTAGGCTCACCATCGGGCCCCACGTCTTCAAAACCTTCTAAATCTAAATTAACATGACACTCAATTAAAGTGTACATTGATTCTGCTTTATTTGATTTTGTAATTCCTTCTATTTCTCTCTCTTTTTCTTTTAATTCATTAGAATTTGAATCTTGTGGTTTTGATAATTCTATATCAGAATAGAATCCAGCTACTTGTTGTTTTCTTAAATCATTTTCAGATATTTTAATAACATGAATAACTGCTTCCGCATCATCTAATGAAGTCGCTGTATAAGGGACTACTAAATCATCTGCTGGAATAAATTTAGATACGGCTCTTCCAAGCAAATCATCATAATAAACTTTTTTAAATGTAGATCCTGCTAAAGGAAGATAGAATAACATTTGGTCAAACTCAGGTTCATATTCTTTCATTTGATCCATCAATTGATAGTTCATGAAATCTTTAACTCTTTGAGCTTGTGCTTCTTTTGGAGGGGTTGCTGAACCCATGACCATCGTTCTAACCGGTCCATCTGAAGGTAGTAATTCTTTATAAGCTAATGCTTGAAACTGTGTAACCGCTTCTGCAAGAACAGGGTGAGTTGCACCACTTGCTCCTTGGAAAGGTTCTGTTCTATTATCGTATTTAAATCCTAATAAATCTAATCCAGTAATGTAAGTTCTTTCCCAATCTGCACGAGAGGTTTTATATTCTGCATAATCACTTTGTAATTCACTACCAATAAGATCAGTAGTATCTTCTGGAAGAAGATCATTTAAATTTGCAAACGGATCTCCTGAATCTGGCATTTGAACTGCATTTGGATCAAAGTCGATAGTTGCTCCACCATCTTCCTCATCTGTAATTTCTATTGGACCTTTACCTAATTCATCTGCAACATCAACCTCTTCCATTTGCTCTTTTATAAGCTCATCTTCAGGTCTAGTATTAGGAAGGGTTTTATCTATATCTGCCATATTTTTTATCCTGTATTGGTTTATCTTGTTTCTTCTCTTTAATCAACCCTCGAGAATTGGGTCCTTTTAAAGGAGGGATCTCTTTCCATTTAACATGTTTCATGTTTTTTACAAGCGTTGAATTATCTTTTGTCATTATATTTTTCCATTAATCCGGCTAGTCCACCTTCTGCATACTTTGCAGGTTCTTGTGTTCCACCATAACCGGGATACATTGAAGCTTGTTTTGCTTTTTGCGAATCATTATATTGTTTAGTTAACATATCTAAAAAGGTACTACCATCTTGCATCGGTACTTGACTTAAACTAGTTCTTGGAGGAATTATACCATAGTCTGTTAGATACTTTTCATACTCCTG